TTCTGGGGCTACGCGGCGAGACGACCGCGAACCGGGACGACTACCTTAATGCCTTCTATGACGTGGACAAGAAGCTCAAGGAAGTCAGCGCCTACGCAGACGCGCAGGTATCGGACGCCCAGAAGCAGATCGACACGTTGCAGGCGCAGCTTGAAGCTGAGAACGCGCAGTATTCCATACTCGTTTCCCAGCTCTCGGCGCAACAGGCCGCGCTTTCCGCGCTGAACGGGCAGACGCAGACGCTTGCGAGCATCCAAGCGCAGATCGCCAAGCTCAAGACCGAAATCAACATCACGATTGACGGCAAGAATGTAGCGTCCTCCACCGTCGATAACGCCCAGGGCGACTATGACGACGCCAAGGATCACGTTGATCAGACCAAGCCAGTGGTCGGCATCTATGGCAGCAAGTACCTGACGGAGTATGATTTGCTTGTCGCCAAGGTCGCGAGCCTGAACCGCGGCGAATTTGTCAACGCCGATGCCGATACCCGCGACTGGACCGTGGCCAAGGCGCGGCAGGCCATGATCGGTGAGTACGGGTCAGTGAAGAACTGGTATCTGCAAATCGGTGGCCCCGTTGAAGGCTTCGAGCGCGGTGGGTTTGCAACGCCCGGCGGCTCCAAGATGTTCGGGGAACGGGGGATCGAGTACGGCGACGTCGAGCAGCCCACGCGCATCTATGACGCCACGAAGACGCGGCTCATGCTTGAGGGCGGGCACGAGTACGCCCGGGAAGCCTACAAGGGCATGGCCGAGTTCTCCCGGATGCTGGCACGGACTTCCGGGGTGCGTGGTGACGGAAACAAGGAAGAAACCGCCGCGCTGCGGAGGGAAGTCCGGGAGCTGCGGGGGATGCTCAAGTCTATGCTCACGTCTGTCGTCAAAAACACGAAGGATGCCAGAGATTTTCTTGAAGAATTTGAAGAATCGGGCCTGCCGCCGCAGAGGGTGAACGCATGAAGATAGTGATACCGAACGCCATTGATCTGGTCAGCTCAACCGTGCCGGAGAACGACGAAGCCGCATGGGTGCAGGGGCAGTCTTACGGTGAGGGGGCAAAGGTGCTGCGCCAGCATTACATCTATGAGTCGTTGCAGGCGTCCAACACTTCGGACCCGCTGTCCTCCTCTTCGGGCATTTCCGCTGCATGGCGGAAGCTCCGGGCCTCGAACCAGTGGGCCATGTTCGATGACGCGATTTCCACGCAGACGGTCGCGGGGACGGGAACGGACGATCTGACGGTGACCGTGCGCTTCGATTACTGCACCTGTTTTGCATTGCTGAATATCGTTGGCGAATCGATCACGGCATCCATCAAAGACGACGGGGCAGCCGAACCCTACTGGACGCGGACGCTGAACCTCGTGTCGGACGTGGACAACGAGTTCGACTACGAGTTTTTGCCCATTTCCTATGTCGATACGGTGGTCAACGATTTCTCGGACGCGGTGTTCGACGACGTGCCCGTGTGCATCAACGGCACGCTGACCGTCACCGTCCACAAGACCGGAGGCGGGGCGGCTGTTGGCCACATGATCGTCGGGCTGTCGCGCCAGCCGGGGGCTACGTTGTACGGGGTGAAGTCCAGCAGCCGGACATTTTCCAAGATCATCGAGGACGATTACGGCAATACGACGATGATCAAGGGGCGGGTGGCCAAGACATTTGAGGGCAACATTGTCGTCAAGCCCGGCGAGGCGGACAAGGTGCAGCGCCTGCTCGACAGCATCGACGCGACGCCCACGTTGTTCATCGGTGACAACAGGGACAGCTTGAACGGCGGGCACCAGTCGCTGACGCTGTATGGACTCATGAAGACGTATGACATGGGCTATGACGAGCCGAACAGGAACAATCTCGCCGTGACGATTTACGGGATGGTGTAAGCTATGGTGTGGGATCTAACTGAAATACAACAAGAAATCGTTCCCTTGCCGGAACTGCCCGATGTCCCAAGCCGGACGCAGGATCCGCAGGCCGTCTACAACACCAAGGCGTTCAACTTCCGCGCCGCAGAACGTGAGCTGCAACAGAAGTTCAACATCAACGTGCCGTTGCTGAATACGGTTCTGAAATCCTCAACGGATATCCTTCCGAACATGGACGCCATCAACACAGTGGCGGGAGCCGTGGGGCCGATAACCACGGTTTCGGAGCACGTCGCGGAGGTGTCCGCCGTATCCGGGGGTATGGCCGCAGTGACTGAGGTGTCGGGCAACATGGCCAGCATCATTGCCGTTTCTGGGCAGGGTACTGAGATAGCGGCCGTTGCCGCCAACATGCCCGCCGTGCTTGCGGCCCCGGACGCGGCGACGGCGGCGGACGCCTCGGCACAGGCGGCTGCGGCAAGTTCCGTACACGCTGGGGACTCGGCGACGGCGGCGGGACAGAGCGCACAGGATGCGGCAGCAAGCGCGGGGCAGGCCGCAACGTCGGCAACGGACGCCGGAACCAGTGCCAGCGATGCCGCGCAATCATCTTCAAGGGCGCGGGCATGGGCCGAGAACGCCGAGGATACGCCCGTCGAGGCGGGGGGCTATTCCGCGTTGCATTGGGCCGCCAAGTCCCGCAACGCCGCCCTGACCGCGCTTGGCGGCATCCCGCTGATTGAGGCCGGGGATGACGGCAAAGCATTGGTGGCGGACGGGGAAACGCTGACGTGGGTGAAAGGCCCCTCTTTTACGGAGACTCCGGCGGCTGGGGCCGTGCCGAAGGCAGACGCATCCGGCAAGCTCAACGCATGGGTTGACGTGCCGACGCCATGGAGCCCCGGCGACATCAAGATGTGGTTCGGCGAACTGGACGCCACCGGGAAATATCCGCTCATCAACGGGGTGGCCAACACCAGCTGGCATATCTGCGACGGCACTGACGGCACCCCGGACATGCGCGACCGCGTGCCTGTCGGGGCAAGCGCATCGAAAGCAAAGGGCACAACGGGCGGGAGCGAGACGCACGATCATGCCGTCTCCGTAACCGTCGCCCCTCATGCAGCAACAAGCATTACGGGAAGCGTCGCCAGCGCGTACAGCGGGGTTTCATCGTCAACGGCCAGTGCGAGTATCAGCGGCACAGTCAGTTCGACGACGCTTTCGACAACGCAGATGCCCAGCCACAATCATAAGCTGGAAGAGAGCAGCGGTACGATACCTTCTGGCAGTCTCGGAGCATACGGTGTGCTGATACCGAATACTTCAGCAAGGGGCACCCATGCTACGGGTAGTTCCGGATCGCATACGCACGGTTTCAGCGGCGGTTCGCACAGCCACAGCATCTCCGAAAGCACGCATACGCACAGTGCCGGGACGCTCAAGACCCCGGCCCTGTCGCACTCGGCGTCCGGTGATGCCGCTGACGCTTCGACGCTACAACCGTATGTTGCCCTGCATTTTCTGATGTATGTCGGATAAGGAGACGAGATGAAACAGCATGTAACCGTGATCCCCAGCGATAACCTCGTTATCGTCGATGGTGTCCCGCTTGTGTTTGGTTTCGCGGCCCCGGCCACCATGCACGCGCTCCAGTGGCATGACGGCGCTGGCGAGCTGGAGTGGACGGACGACATCAACCACCCGCTGACGGAACAGGACTATGCGGATGACGTCGCCCCGTTCGTGACGCTCTGGGAAGCGGAAAAGGCCCGGCTGGAAGAAGAGGCGAACAGGCCGCCGACGCTGGATGAGGCGAAGGCCGCGAAGCTCTCCGAGATCAAGACCGCCTTTGCCGCCGCCGAAGCCGACGGCTTTGTCGAATCCTCCCTCGGCTTCCGGGCCGACGCCACGCGCCGGAGCATCGGCGACATCGAGGGCCTGATTGACCTCGTGTCCTCGGGCGCGCTCCCGGCCCCGGTGACGTTCCGCGACTACGACAACGCCTACCACAGCCTGACCCTTGACCAGCTCAACACACTGCGATTGGAAGCGAAAGGACGTGGGCCTTTGCTCTACGCCCGGAAATGGGAACTGGAGGCCGCCGTGGACGCCGCCGAAACCGTTGAGGCTGTACAATCTGTGGATACTTCCATCGGCTGGCCGGGAGTTGAAGCGTGACCTACGGCAAAAAAGTGCTTATCGCCTTCGACCAGCTCGTCAATACGCTCCTCGGCGGCTGGCCGGACGAAACCCTGTCCTCGCGCTGTTACCGCTGGGCGCGGGACGGGGTGAGGGCATGGCCCCGGCGCGTGGTGGACGGGCTGTTCTTTTGGCAGAGGGAGCATTGCAAGAGCAGTTATGAGAGCGAGAGGGAGGGGAGGCAGTCGCCGCCGGAGTTGAGAGAGAAAAAAAGGCTATTCTATAAATAATAAGCAAGGATTGCCCTATTCCATCCCATACAGTATCCTCCTTCCCCAAAAAGGAGAGAGGTCATGCCACTACCTATGCCAGAGGAAGAGGAAAAGTTTCGCTGTCCACACG